CGCATAAAGAGAGCCGAAACATTATCGCGGCAAACATGGCAAAACAATTAGTCGAGGAAAAATAATCACCATGCCGAAAAAGCAAGAGCGCCATATAATAACGCCAGTTCCAGATGCTTGTTTGCCTGCAATGATTCGGCCTGATTATGACGTTGTTAGATGGGTAGAATCTCACCGCACGCTAGACCGGCGCAGCTCTGCCGAAACGGGTTTAAAGCGTATAAGCAGAACACCCTATCTTGTGCCGCTGTATCAATGGTTTGTGCAAGATACGGTAAAAGAGATCATCATACAGAAGCCGGCGCAGATCGGTATAACCGATTGGGTGGTTGATTGTATTCTGTGGATAGCAGTAAACGACCCAAGCCCGACTGCGCTGTTTTTGGCAGATCAGGAAACGGCCCGCAAGATTATGAGATTCAGGCTTGACCCGGCGTTTCGCGCTTTGGGCCTTGTAAAAAAGAAGATGGCGAAGAACTCGCAGCAGGATATAAGCAAGTTCGAGATACAGCTTTCTAACGGTTTCTACCTTGCGGTCGCGTGGGGCAGCTCAATATCACAAACTGCATCGATGAGCTTTAAGCGGGTATTCTGCGACGAGGTGAACAAACCCGGATACGCTGTCATAAAAGACGAAGGCGACACGTTAGACCGCATCAGAGAGCGAATGGAAACATTCGGCGACAGCAAGTTTGTGCTGCTATCAACACCGACTACCGACGCGGGCAAGATCACCACAGAGATTAACGCTGCTGATGTGGTCTATGATTACTGCGTGCCGTGCCCGGCTTGTGGCGTATTCTCACCCATGAAATTTGACGGTGTAAAATGGGAAGGCGGCAAAGCTGCGACGCGAGAACAGATCGAGGCAACGGCCCGGTATCATTGCCCGGCCTGTGGCGTCGAAATGACCGACGACGACAGGCAGATTGCAGTATCACAAGGGCAGGCGATTGCCAGAGAGCCGAAGAGCGGTGAGAAGATCGGCTACCAACTGCACAGGCTCAACAGCTTATTTAAAGGCGGCAACCTGGCGCGAATGGCTTACAATTTCACCAGGTCGCAAGATGACCCGCAGAAGCTGCAAAACATTATCAACAGCACTTTCGGCGAGCCATGGATACCACGCGTTTCTGTTTCTGCTGACGATGCCAGCAAAATGATCCTGGCTTGCAGATCCGCAACGCCTAAGTTAACGGTGCCGCCTGATACTTTGTGCTTGGTGGCCGGCGTTGATATGCAGATGCAAGGATTCTGGTATGTTATCAGGGCTATCTGTGCAGACGGATCATCGGCACTGGTAGATTATGGCTACCTGCTGGAATGGCAGGATCTTGAAGAAATCATTTTTCGCAGACCCATTGGTGGAAAAAACGTTTGGAGAATGCTGATAGACACGGGCGGCGGCAAGACAGCAGACGCTTATATATCACGCACAGAAGAAGCGTATCTATGGATTAGAGCTAATAACGGGCGCGGTGTGCAGCTATTCGCTTGTAAAGGCTCGAGTAAAACGATGGCGACAAAGTTATCTGTCGGGCAGCCGATTGAAAAAACACCATCAGGCAAGCCGCTAAAAGGCGGAATCAGAATCATACAGGTAAACACTCAGGCGATAAAAGACGCGCTCTGGTGGAAAGTGGAGCGCACCAACGAAAGCCCGGAAATGCCCGGTAACTGGTGGGTGTGTGCTGACGTAGAACAGCAGTATATTTCACAGTTTACGGCAGAAGAAAAGCGGCGCGACAGATCCGGGCTTGTCGAATGGGTGCAGGTGAAGAAAGATAATCACTTGCTCGACTGCGAAGTCTACGCCTTTGCTGCGGCTGATCCTGAGCTATTCGGCGGCGTGCGTGGACTATCGCGGCAGTTGGCTATTGTGAAAGCTCAACAGGCCCGAGTTAATCCAGCTCAGAACCAGAACAAGCAACCGCGACCTAATCCCTACCTGGAGGAATATTGATGGCATACGAAAACAGAATTTTGCTGATCAGGCGCATATTTCTTGCCGAAGATCGCGTGGTGGAATATAAGCCGCTTGAAACGCTCTGCCCCGTATGCCAGTTTTTAGGCTTGCCGCCTGGAAAAGTATCGGTTGATCGCACGGCAGGCACGATTAGGTATTGCACTTGCGAACAATGCAGCGCAACTTTCAGGGCCGAGGGGCCAACTGTAGCAGAAATCAAGCAGGAAAAACAAGTCGTTGCAGAGATTGAATTGAATATTAAAACGAAAAAATCTATCAAAAAGGCATCAGGCAAGGGCAGAAAACGATAACACGCTAACAATGCGGCAGGTAGAATTATTCTACTCGCCGTTTTTTTATGCCAATTTTGGTTAATAATAAAAGTAAGAACACGCAAGGGGAAACACAATGGGTTTAGCTGATCTTCAGGCCACGCTTGCAAAATATGTCACCGCTCGTGACGCGATTCTTACGTCGCAATCATACAGCATCAACGGCAGATCGGTTACCCGTGCAGACCTTGGCGAAATTGAATCACAGATTTCTATTTTGGAATCCCGCATAGGCAGACTGACACGCGGCGGCCCGTCGATTAAATCGCCGTCGCTAGGGGCTTAACGTGATATACGATACAATCACAAATATTATTGCGAAATCAATCGCCCTGGTAGCACCTGGCTACGCTAGGGATTATTTGCGCAACCACCGAGTATGCAGGGCTTACGAAGCATCGAAAACTACCGGCCCGAATCGAAATTTCAGACCTGCGCAGGCTTCAGGCGCACAGGAAATAGAAACTTCATGGCTTGCTGTAACCAACAAAACCCGCGCCCTTATGCGCGATAATAGCCACGTTGCAGGCATGACCCGCCGTTTTGTTGCTGCTCTGGTTGGGGAAGGCTCATGGCCTCGCCCGAAGATTCTGAAGGCAAGCGCGTCGAGTGCGTTTGATTTTGAATCTGAGATTAACAGGCAGATTCTCGCCCGTTGGGAGAAATGGGCCGCTGACGCTTGCGCAAATGGTGATAGTATTTACCAGCTTCAGCGTATAGCGGCCTCTGCTTTCTTCATTGATGGCGGTTTGCTGATCAGGCGAATCATAAAGGGCAGGCGGCTAATGCTTGAGCCTATCGAACTTGACCAGCTTGACAGGCTGAAAGATACCGACTCAGGCGCAAAGATTCGCATAGTTGGCGGCAAAGAGCTTGACGAGTTTAACAAGCCCGTTGCCTATTGGATTAAAAAGCGCTTCCCGACAGAGCTTGACGCGGTATCTGAGCGCGTTCCTGCCGAGGAAATCATTGACATATTTGACCGTGACCGGGCATCAAGCGTTGGCGGCATTAGCAGACTTGCGCCGTCGGTTATGAATTTCCATAACATCGGCAAATACCGCGCCGACACGATGAGCCTCGCCCGAACCGCCCTGGGATTCGGCGTGTTTGTGCAGACAGAATTTCCTGAAGATAATTTTGCGAGCACAGCAACCGCTGATACAGATCCTGACGGCAGAGAATATGAATTTGTGACGCCCGGCGGCATTCATTATTTACGCCCCGGCGAAACTATCAACCAGGTTAAGCCAGAAAACCCCGGCACTCAATACGAACCTTTTTTGAGGGCTGAGTTGCGCGGCGCTTCTGTTGGCGCTGGTATGAGCTACGAATCAGTTAGCAACGACGGCAGCCAAACCAACTTTTCAGGCACAAGGCAAATGCTGCTGTTTGAACGAGCGCTGACCCGCTACACGTTCGCGATCTTTGAGGAAAAGTTTTATAGCCGCGTTTATCGCTGGTTTATTGAGTTTGAGAAAGATTTCGGCAAGCCAGTTTTGAATCTGCCCGGCTATGAGCAAGATCCTAACAGGTTTTTGCGTTGCGCATGGAGCCGCCCGAAAACAGAATGGGTTGATCCGCTGAAAGATGCCAAGGCAGCCAAGGAAGAAATAGCGATGGGCGTTAACACGCTTACAGAGTTCTGCGAAACAGCAGGGCGCGACATTGAAGAAGTGGTTGCTACCAGGAAATACGAGAAAGAACTATTCGAAAAAGCAGGCGTGGTATCAGAACTTTCGGGCAATGCGGCACAACAGCCGTAGCGCCAGTTAATAACGATGAGGTTATAGACAATGCCTAACAAGAACATGAAAAAAGCGCCCGCAGGAATCCCGCAGGGCTTGGCAACAAGGGCAAATATCGCTGTTAATCCCGTAACATACAGAGAAGATGACGACAGCGTAGAGTTTACCCTCGCAACAGAAGAACCGGCCCGCGTTTGGGATTGGCAGCGGTTTGAAGCTGTTACCGAAGTGATTCAGGCAGCAGGCGTTAATTTGCCGAAGAATAAGCAGATCCCGCTGATCAACAGCCATGACAGAAGCAACATTGATAACATTCTTGGCTCAGTGCGTGACATTCGCGTAGAGGGCGAAAGCGTTATAGGTCGCCTGTATTTTAGCAAAGACGAAACCGCGCAAAGAGCTTTAAACAAGATCCGCGAGGGGCATCTTGATAGCGGCAGCGTTGGCTATGAGCAGGCTGAAAGTGTATGGGTGCCAGAGGGCGAGAATACCGTCATAAACAGCAAGACCTATGCAGGCCCGATGCTTATCACAAAGAGCTGGAATCTTAAAGAATTTTCGCTCGTAGCCATTGGCGCAGATCCTAACGCCAAAGCCAGAGAAGAAATTATCGAAACCGTATCAATCAGCCGTGAGGCTGTCGAACAAATTGACAAGGAGTCAGAAACAATGGAAAAAATTACTAACCCCGTTGAACAGCCTCAGACCGTTGACATTGAGGCAATCAAGCGCGAAGCCCTGCAGATTGAGCAGATCCGCGCTGCAAAGATCACAGAACTTTGCACCCGCCATGGTTGCCCCGAAATGGCCGCTGATTTTATCAGAACAAGCGCAAGCATTGAATCAGTGCAGGACAAAATCCTTGACACCATCGCAGCCCGCACCGTTTCCCTTTCTACCGCTCGCCCGTCTGATGTTTCTATCGGCAAAGAAGCCGGCGAAAAATTCCGCGACGCAGCCTCTGATGCTATTATCATGCGCTCTGGTATGAAAGTGGCAAAGCCCGCTGATGGCGCTGAACAGATGCGCGGCCTTTCTTTCGCAGACATCGCACGCGAAGCACTTAACATGAAGGGCGAAAACACAAGCCGCATGAGCAAAGAATCCCTGATTCAGCGCGCCCTTGCTGTTTCAGACTTCCCAAGCGTTCTCGCCAACGTCAGCAACAAGGCCGTTATGATCGGCTATCAGGCAGCCCCGCAGACTTGGCGTGCATGGGCCAAAATGGGTATGCTTCCTGACTTCAAATCAGCACAGCGCGTGCAGCTTGACGACGCTCCCGACATGGTAGCAACTCCTGACGGGCACGAAATTCAGCAGGGAGTTATCGGCGACAGAGGCGAAAGCATCAGCCTTGTAAACTATGCCCGCAAGCTCGTTATCACCCGTCAGGCGCTGATTAACGACGGCATGGGCGTATTTAACACCATCTTCAGAGCTTTCGGCTATCGCGCTGCAAACCTGATCGAAGCAACCGCTTACGGTATTCTGATCAATAACGCTCTGATGGCTGACGGTTATGCCCTGTTCTCAACCGAACACACCAACCTGGCAGGCTCAGCCGCAGTCGTATCATCAACCAGTGTGAACTTGCGCGAAATCGACATGATGAACCAGACCGCGCCGAATGGCACCAAGCTATCAATCATGCCACAATTTCTGATCGTTGGGCCGAAAAACAAGATTGCGGCTTCTATCCTGTGCAACTCTGCTTCCTCACCTGACGCAACCTACAGCTCAGGCGTTGTTAATCCTTTCGGCGACCTGACCCCTATCGTTTCTGCTCATATGGGCCAGAAATGGGTGCTTGCAGCTAACCCGAACCAGATTGATACCGTTGAAGTGGCTTTCTTGAACGGCAAAGATACTCCGACCCTTTACAGCACTGACAATGACGGCGATATCCTTGGTCGCTCATACGTTGGTTACATCGACATAGGCGCCGCTGCTCTTGAATTCCGCGGCATGCAGTATAACGCCGGCGCCTGATCCGTTAATTAACTAACTCTATGGGGCGGGCAACCGCCCTATATATCTTGAAAATGGAGACTTAAAAAATGATCAATCAGATATCTGACGGCCTGACCCTGACCTTCACTGCTGCGAAAGACATTACCGCCGGCGAACTCGTTCACCTTGGCGGCGGCGTTTGTGGTATTGCAGTTAATGACGTTGCCAACGGCGCGACAGGCGTCGTGCAGCTTCGCGGTATTTATACTGTTCCCAAAGTTGGCACCACTGCCATTACACGCGGCGCAGTATTCAAGCTTGGCACCGCCACAAATACCGTTGTTGCCGCTTCTGCCGGAACAACCGTGGGAAACTACCTGCTCCTGCGCCCTATCGTCGCATCTACAACCGCCATGACTACCGTTCAGGTTATCCTGGGCTGCTAATCAATGACTCGTTACGGGCTGCTCGACGCTTTCGACGTGGTATTTGCCCGGTCATTCACATGCTTATTGCCGCCACCATACGACACAGCATGGGAAGTTTCGGAAAAAATAGCTGATGCGATTGATACGGCAGCCCGTAATGTTTACTTGATTCGGCGCAATCTCAAGCGAAAATATCGAAAAAGGTTATCACAATGACTCTGAAAACGCAGATGGCCGCTGACATTCTCGGTGTTTTCATGGACACCGACGAATTTGCAGAAACCGGCACCTATACAAGCCCTGCTGGTGTTGTTACCGCAGGCGTTAAGGTTGTCGCTGCGATTCAGAGCTTCATTCAGGAAATGACCAACACAGCCGGCTTAGGCGCTACAATCGTAATACCTCGCGCTACTGTTTCAGTGGTCGAGATACACGGCAAAATCACAATCACAGCCGGCGCTTTTATTATTAACCAGATCATCAGCAAAGACGATGATACCTATACCGTGGCGGCTCTGGGTGATACCAGGATCAGCCCGGCAGGAATGAGGCAATAGCATGGCTTTCGACTTACAGATTAAGCCCGATTTCAGCGGCTCAGGCTCAGAGCTTGAGAAGCTGGTTGCCCGCGCTATTGGCTCAAACCCAGTTGCTGCTGCTGCTTACGCAAAACAAACCGTGGCGTTTATAGCTAAGGCACAAAAAGGCGCTTTGAGAATAACTGCCGCAAGGCTCAGAAAGCGCATGTTAGAGGCATACGAAACTAATTCGCTTGGCTGGTCTCAACACAAAGAATATTCAAATTGGCTTGGCAGGCTTGGCCCAATTACTGTCGCCCATCTTGCCCGCGCAAATAGGCCAATATCAACAACCACGAAAAGCAGCAAAGCGAAAAAAACCGGATATTCACAGCGACCAATCAAAATGCCTCAACCATACCCGCTTGGCGGCAGGCTGCCAAAGGCGACTCGCTACAGCGTTACGAAAGATAGTATGACCGTTGGCGTTCTTAATAATGCGAAGCAGGCGCAAAAAACAAAAATGCAGCTTTTTCAAGACGGCCGAGACCGGCCAATAGAAGAAAGCTCTCGCCGGTATCTTGCCGCCCTTGGCGTTTTTATCCGGCGCGGCACGGCGTTGAAATCGCCCTTCAGAAAACTGATCGACCCGATACAATCGCAATACCCGCCCGATAAACTCTTTGAAACCGCATTCATCGACATTCTCACCGGCAAATTGGAGGCCCGCGACTGATGAAAATAGCAGCACTACTGGCTACAATCGCAACGGCGGTATCTTCTAATGCCGCGCTGGAAACATATTGTCAAACTAATTTCGGCAAATCAATCAGCATTTATGTGCATGTGGACCCGAAGAACCCGCCAGGCATTGCAAAAGCGCCATGGGTAGGGCTTACGGTGCAAGGCTATAGCAGACCTACAGAGAATAACGCAAACATAGTTAGCTTTGATCTTGAAACCGCTGTTTATGCGGAGAAATCTACCGAAGTAACAAGCGGAAAGATCACCACTCTCAGCGGATTTGCACAGATCGAGGATTTATCTGACCTTGTCTTCGCTGCTATCGAAACCGCAGTAAGCACAAGCAGCACGCAGACTGACATGACATACAGTAACGAGCAGGGCACAAGCCTTGTGATATCTGAATTTCCGGGCTGGATTGCGGCCCGCACATGGACAATTTCTAAACACGTTTAAGGAGTTTTAAAAATGCAGGTTCCATCAGCACCCCAGACCGGGAAAAATGCAAAAGTATCTCTCTCTTTCACCGACGGCACCAGCACCAGTGCTCTTGCAATGACGAAGCAGGCTTCATACAGCTATAACGGCGAAACCTATACTAACAGGGTTTACCTGCTCGGTTCTGGCAAAATGATCAACAGTCGCCCTGCCGCTAACGCCCTTGCCTTTATCAACGGCATTCTCGATGGCCTCGAAGTCTCAAGCACCGTGGCGCAGGAAATCGCAGTGACCGCCGGCTCCATTCTTGTCGGAAATGCAACCGTAGCCGCTGCCGCCGATACTTCTATCACAATCACCCGCCCGGCCGCTGGTGAAGCATGCTGGGTTGCTGTGCATGTCAATACAAGCACAGGCGTAACCAGCATTACCAAAGGCACAGACACCACCGGTAGCGCCGGCAAAGGTGGTCTTCTTACTACTTACGGCGCATCAGCCGGGCAGAAGCCATTGATCGCAGTTGATGAGTTGCTTGTTTGCTATCTTGGCATTAACGCAACAACCGGCGTATTCACCAGCGATGAAATCGAATATACCGACCGCGAATGGGCTTCATTCAGCTATCGCCTGATTCCTTCGCTCGGCGGCGTTATCCTTTCGACCGCTCTGGTTGCATTGCATACCGGCGCCATTCCGCGTGTAGTTTATTTCAGCGGCAAATATTGGGAAACTACCGCGCTGGCCGAAGTTGGCGACGCGCAGCAGTGGTCAATCACTCCGAACAGCAGCACCGTTTCCGCAGTAACTTTCGCCGGTGGCCCGTCTGAATCACAGATCGATAACTGGTCGTTCACTTTCAACCAACTTTTCACTGATGCCAAAGCGCTCGACGCCATGTATAACCGCCAGGGTTACGGCGCCGTTAAACTGCAGCTTGCCAGCGGGCAATATTTCCTGTTTGTCGGCTCGATGGCCGGCGGCATCACCGTTGAACCGGGCAGCTATATCGTTCAGCAGCTTTCCGGCAGCATTCAGGACAGACCCTACTATAGCGGCCAGTAACGGAGATAACCCATGAAAAAAGCGAAAGTATTGAAACCTGCCGACGTCGTAAATATGCTTAAATCGCAGATCGTTGACGTTCTGGTGCCGGAATGGGGCGCAAGTGTGCGCTGTTGTGTGCCAGATCATAAAACCGTTTTCGCGATGCGTGCTGCTGCTGCGAATAATGAAGATTTCCAGGCGGCGCTTTTCAAAGCCTGCCTTGTAGACTTCAACGAAGATCAGCTAGAGCAGCTCGAAAAAGGGCATGGCATCAAATACTTTCAGCTTTTTAATGCGGTAATGCAATCGGGTGACCTGTTTGGCGTCGCTCTGGCTGCGGACAAAATAAAAAACTAACGCGGCGGCTGTCTGAAGATTCTATTCTTCGGGCAGCCGTTACGATAGCCATTAACGAAGGTTCGAGCATCGCGGAAGTTGTAGCCCGTGGGCCTGAAGATATGGCCTTGCGTGTAGCCCGAATGAACATGGAGAAATAACCCGTGGCATCAGCTATCAATATCGTATTAAACGCCATCGACAACTATTCAGGCACGTTAACTGGCTTGAATCAGGGGCTTGAGATACTTTCAAAAGGCTTCGGCCTGGTAAAAGATGCCGCCGGTTTCGCATTCGACACAATCGGCAAAGGTGTGGAACTTGCCCGGCTCGGCGGCGCCTTCGACGAACAGCGCAACCAGTTTGAAAATCTTGCTCGCAGCTACAAAATCAGCGGGCAGGAAATCATCGACGCCGTGCAGGAAATCAGCGGCAATACCGTTACTGAATTTGAAGCGATCAAAACGGCAACTGTTGCCACAGCATCAGGTTTGCGCGGCAAGGAAATGCAAGATGCGCTGACTTATGCAAAGCGCTGGTCAGAAGCCACTGGCGGCAGCTTTCAAGATGCGGCAGAGCAGATATTTGAGGCTCTGAGTTCCGGGCGCACTAGCGTATTGAAGCAAATGGGCCTTGTCGTCGAAAGCGGCGCAAAGGTCGAAGATATTACCAAAGCCATCTCGCAAGGGCTGAAGCGCTTTGGCGATACCGGCTTTAATACAGCCGATGCTCTTGATTCGCTCGGTGTAGCTCAAGATGATCTTTCGCGAAAACTCGGGCAGGGCGTCAATCAGAGCCAAGAATTTCAGAGCGTCTTGGGCGCTGTTTCTGAAACAGTTTTCAAGTTCGTTAAAGGCTTTAACCCAAAGCCGATCAGCGTATTTGTCGACCTTCTTATCTCAGGCGCCAAGAGTATCGGCCGCGCCTTTTTCGATGCGTTTCCCGCCGTTGGTAAGGGCGTCGAAGCACTGCTTGCCAACACCGGCAAGAGTATAGAAGCCTTTTCAAAATACGCCATCAATACCATTTTCGGCATCGCTCGCAGCGTTGGCGAAGGCGTCAACATGGCAATCGACTTCATTCAGGGCGCCAACATCGGCAACATATTCAGCAAAGCCGCCCAGAGCGTTAGCCTTATTGTCGGCACCTTGGTTGAAGGCACTGTTAAAGCAGTTAGCGCGGCAATCGACTTCATACTTGGCGGCCTCGACGACCTTTCATCAGGCGTGGCTGAAGTGGTGCGCAGCTTCCCGAATGTCGCCGAAGCTCTGGGCATCGACGCCGATCAGATTGACCAGCTCGGCAGCTCCATCGACAAAGTGCGCAGCACAATCAGCGGCGGTCTTGATGGTATCGGCAACTTCGCCTTTGCCGTTGGTGAAAAAGTAGCGCTTGGCCTTGATAACTTCAACGACAGCGCCGAAAAATACAAAGTAAATCTCAACAGCATCGACGCCGCGCAAAAAAGGGCGCTGGCAGCATTGCAGGATAAAGGCGCAAAGCTGACGTTAACTGCCGATTATTCCGGCCTGCTGAGTGCCGAAGAAGAATTACGCATCAAATCCGGCGCGGCGAAAGATGAAGAAGCCGCACGCCTGGCAGAAGAAAAGGCGTCACTGAAAGAGCGAGAAAAAGCTACCAAAGAAGCCGCGAAGGAAATAGAAAAGGCTGCCAAAGAAGAGCAGAAAGCCCGCGAACAAGCTGCGAAGGAAGCAGCCAAAGAAGAAATTTATCAAGCTCGCGACGCCGCAAAAGCGAAAAAAGAAGCATATAGAGAAGCCGAAAAAGCCGCTCGCGATGCTGAGCGCGAAGCAACCGCAGCAGCGAAGGATGCTGCGAAAGAGCGCAGCATACTTGCCGAGCAGGAAGCATTTGCTAAGGCAACCCTTGCCAAAGCCGCAAGAGCAAGAGCAGAGCAAGCAGAAGCTGAAGCCGAAGCGGCATCGGCCAGAGCTGAACAACTCGCCCGCAACACTGCCGACCGCGTGCGTGAATTGCTTGGCGACGCAGGCACGATAAAAGTTGATCTCGATAAAACATTCGACCCAAACGAACTGCAGAGGCTCGTCGACGGCAAGATCAAAGCCGACCTTGAAATAAAACTCAGCGACGATCTCAGCAAAAAAAAAGACGATGACGCTGCTGAACTCGATGAAAACTCAATTCTTGCCGCACTCGTCAAAATCCTGCTCAACGCATTAAAGGGCATAGCAGCGGCTGAAGGCACACCAGTGGCGGTATCATCATGATTAGAATACGACCAACAACTGAATCAGCTTTGAGCGCGGCAACCTATTCGGTCGATTTGCCTGGCGAAATCGCACCAACCCGCGCCCGTTCGCAGAAGATCACCACCACGCTCGACGGTGGCGCAGCGGTGACATCATGGGCGAAGAATAATGCGGGCGCCACGCAGACGGTGACTTTAACCGTAACAGAAGCCGCATACAAAAAGTTGCTGCTGATTGTAAATCACGCGACCGTTTTTGAATGGCTTGTAATGTGCGAAGGCAGGCATTTTTTAGCGACTATAGATGTTGCAGAGCCGGTTTCGGTTTACATGGCCGGTATGTCGTATAAGCGCCTTGACGTAACTTTTGTTATCACGGAGGAAATCCTGTGATATATGGCGGCACAAACAATGCAGGTAAATGTGGAAATCTGAGGACGGCATATACTCAGTATTTCATTCCGTGCCAGCTTTACACCATGCCGCCAGCGCTGCAAACCCGGCTGGAAACAAATAACCGGCTGACATGGAATGCTTACGTGCAGATCGAAGATTTAAGCGGCAACCTTGTTACTCTCAGCACATGCAGCTATTTCCAAGTGCAAAAAACTCTGTTAGGCGGCTTGGAATCGGCATCGCTTACTATCGAAAAGCCTGAAGTATGGTCAATCTGGGGCAGCACCTATGCCGAAGTTTTGCGACCATCAAAGCGCAAGATCAAGATTTATTCCGGCTTTCCTGGCTATGAAATGCAGATTTTTACCGGCCGCATTACGAACGTCACCGAGACTCGCGGCAGCTCAGAGCTTGGCGCTATCAATATCAGTTGTAACGACTTCCGCAGCATACTTCGCAAAGAAGAAAGCACGCAGAGTGAAGAAACTGAAATGAGCCGATACTTTGAGATATACCGGCTTGCCAAAGCCGCTTTTGAAAGCGCAGAACAGATGCTTGTGATTTCCGATCAAGATGTTGTGGGTGCGTTTCTGCCCGTTGGCGATTCATTGACGGCCACCAATGATACTATCACCGGGCAGCCTGCATGGTCGATGGGCGCCGGTGCCGTCGTTGTTTGCGGCAATCGCGAAACCGTAGCAGTCGGCGATGTATTGCAAATTACCGATAAGCAGATCAACTACGCAACCCGCATCTTCGCCGACTCCACGGCTTATAACGTCGCGACTGCTCGTGGCCTGAGCGGCAGCACGGTAACCGAGCAAGAAGTTACCGACGCCGCCGATATTCTGAAGCGTGGCCGGGTTGTTTACCCGCAGACAATCGGCAGCGACAACGACACGCTTGCTGACATGGTTACGCTTGCCGGACAGATCATCGGCCGGGCATTGGCTGGCACTCTGAGCGCCACAATACTTTTCAATCCCTATCTGCTGCCGGGCCAGATAATCAGCTTTCAAAGCTCGCGCCTTGAGATTGACGCAACACCCGCAAAAATTCAAGCCGTGCGTCATCAATATAGGCATGGAAGCTGTTCAACCGCGCTCGATTCATTGGAGCTGTTAGGCACATGATCAATAGAGTATATGCAACGATAACAGCCGTCGACACGCCGACCACTGGCCGATACGAAGCCAGGACGATTTTCGGCACTATCATCAACGGTGTTTCGCTGCGCGGCCTGAACCATAAATTTACTCTCGGGCAGCGCGTTGCAATATTCCAAGTCGGCGGCGCTTTCGGCTCTTTCGACGCGATGGGCACTTATGAATCATATTTGCAGGTGCCGGGTTCGCACATTCCGGCCGTTATTCAAGATGCGCCCGCTAAGGTGGCGCTTAAGTATCTCGCCGATCTTGCCGGCAATCGCAAATTGCTTTATTCAATCGGCACCGTTGTCGGCACTGGCTCTACTTCTTTGATAGTAACAGGCTCAAAGATAGGAAACACGAAATCAATCGGCTGCTCTGGCGTTTCAGCTGCAGCTTTTATCGTCGGTGACCAGGTGTTAATCAGCCATAAAAACCGGGCACCCGTGGTCATTGGCTGGTGGAATACTCAGCAAACGTGGCAGCCGTCGGTATATGCGTTGTATCTCAGCTTTGTATTCGGCACTTTGCGGCCAGCCCTTTACCGATACTTCATAAACGAAACTGGCGGCATCGAAGTTCAAGGCCAGTTGGAATTTTCACCCACAAAGCCCGAATCGACAACGCTTTCGCACACGCCGCAATATTCTACTGCCGACGCATTAGATTATCTCTATAGCCTGGCTGTTTACACCAACGGTTTCACCGAAACTGAACGCCATTATCTACGCTGGCACAAAGACATGAGCCAGGTCGAAAGCATACCAGTCGGCGAATACCCGCCAGACCCGATAACAGCATACAGCACTACGGTTGATAATAAGTTCTGGTGGCTGGCTTCACTTGGCGGCTACTGCCTGCAATCCGACACCGAAACCGGCGATAAATACACAGTATTTCCGGGCGAGGCCGATAACTACGGCATCTGGCTACCCGCGAAAGGGCAGGTTTATACCGCATTATGAGCAAAGAAACACCTCTTGATCTCGTATTAGATACCGACCCGCAGCAGATAATATTTGCCGGGCGCGATGCCACGCCGGTTTCGCTGACGCTGACTAACAACGACAGCAGAAATGCAATAAGCGTGCTGGTTAACGCGGTGCGTGGCGATTTGCTCACGAAAAACGCTCTCTCGCTGACCACCGAAGAGTTAACCGGCGGCGGCTATAAAGTTATCGACGAAACATGGGTTGAATGCCGAATTGCCAGCCCTGACGTTTGGCAGCCTGTCGACGATTGGGCAACACCTTTCGATCTCGGCGCTCTGGCCGCTGGCGCATCGGTGAGTTTTGAAGTGCAAGTCAACGTGCCGACCGCCGACACTTCTGCTGGCCGCATGTGCTTTGCGCTTATGATTAGTGCATCGACCGGTGAAGACCTGCGGGTATTGAGCGTTACGATTGATCAGGATGATTTTACAATAAACGAAGGCGATACCACTACCGCGACTGCGACAGTAGTTGCAGATGCCGGCTTAGATGATAGCGTGGTATGGATGAGCTCTGACACCGACGTCGCCGCAATAGATATCAGCACGGGCGTTATAACCGGCATCGGCGCTGGCGCAGCGATTATAACGGCACTAGCGAACGATAACAACAGAATCAAAAGCAGCCGCCTGGCTGTTATTTCTGCAGCTTAACAGGGGGCTATGATATGGCATTCGCATCACCAGAACTAGATGCTATTATCGCGGCTGGCGCGGGTGGCATACCAACGACGGCGCTATGGACTGAGATCCGCGACCTGATTAATGACGCTTACGGGCAGGTGGTCGGTAGCGTTACTCTTGCCGGGCCTGCTGGCGTAACCGTGACATTTACCGACATCAACACGGTGGATTATGACGTATTCTGGTGGGTTGAGTATGCTGCTGGCGTTGCTCCCGGCTCAACAGGAGAGATCAGAGTGCAGGTTATCGGACAGACATCGTTTAAAGTTTATAACTCAGGCTCAGACACGGCATCTAAGCTGTATTACAGGGTGGTGCCGAGATGAGGCGATTACTGATAATTCTGCTGATGCTTTCGGCTTGCGCTTGCAACGGGCAGGCGATCAAATTTTCTTCTGATGGATTTATCAGGTTTTCAGAGCCAATAATTGATACAACGCAGCTACCAGACGCATCAACAACGGTCTTGCTGCACTTTGAGGATAATTTAGCCGACCTTGGCGGCTTATCATGGATTAACGGGGCCGCATACCCAAGCGACACCCCTTTTTATTTTGACCCGAATGGCAAAATAGCGACTTGTGCAAAAACCCTAATGAATACAGCCGATACGGTTGTTACGCAGGCCACAACATACCCCGCGAATGAATTTGATTTCGGAACCGGAGATTATACCGTCGAATACTGGGCCAAAATGAAAATAACCAGCTTGCTGAATAAGGTTAGCGGCACTGTTTCGGCTTCAAATCTTATAATTTTCAAATCTTTCAGCCCGAACAAAAACATTCAGTTTGGCTTAAAATTCGACGTTTATTGTGATTTACCAGGCCCCGGCTATACGTGCACAAGCACGCCAGTATTGAGATATTACGACACAGACACGGGCGCAACGGAAGCGACTTTAAGCGCTGAAGATGGTTACAATCCAGCATGGTATCACGTATGTTTTGAGCGTCGCAGCGGGGTTGTTTACGGTTATGTAAACGGAAAATTAAAACTAACCAAGGCATCTACATACAGTGCCGCGCCTGGGTTAATGGCGAGGCTTCAGAGCATAGATGGCCCCTTTAATGGTAATTGCTACATTGATGATTTTAGAGTCTTTAAAGGCGGCTATGTATATGGCGGTGAATTTACCCCGCCCGTTCGCGGCATCGGGAAGATTTACCCCGCCCGCATCAAAATATCGGAGGTAGCCCCGTGAAACAGCGCAACAATCTTGTAATTCTCTCTCTTGTTCTTGCTGCAACCATTGGCATCAGTCTTTTTGCGCAATCTTACCCCGTGCCGTCGCCGATTTCTGCTTATGACGTGGCAGTATGGGCTAATCGCGGCGGCTTTATCGCTTCAGGGTCTGCGGCACCGTCTGCCGTGGCATCTGAAGGCGCCTTGTATATCGACAACACGATTGCAACTCAACCAACCTTCTACCGTTACGGCTCGGGCGCTTGGCAGCTCGTATCGGGCGGCGGCGGCTCAGGAGTTTCTACTCATTCGCTGCTGTTGTGCCCGTTGCAATGCTCTGCCCCGTGCTGTTGGCGGGTGCGGGTAAATCGGCGGTTGATCCGCCCAGATTCTGCCCTGAATTGCCGTTTGGAATCA